TGGAGTGGGTCGCCGCAATAGGAATTTTGCGTTCAGCAGAGGTCGTGATTACCTTTGCAATTTTGCGGACAATGTTCGCTTCCTCCAAGCCGGTCACGATTTGAGTCTCAAATTCCTCCGGCACAAGGAAGCCGCCGTCCGCGTCAACGCCCTCGCTCATCACATTGTGCAGCAGAGTTTTACCGCGAAGGGCGCGACCGAAATCTTCCTTGTATTCGGCGGTTGCTCTGGCGCGGGTGGGTTTTGCGCTGCCATCGGTAGGCTTGCCGGTAAGCGGAGTGCTGGTGGGCTGTGCCATAGCAGCATCACGCGCCACGCGGTCTTCCTCAATGGCAATCTGACGCGCCATTGCGTCCACATCTGCCACCATCTTTTCGTAGGTGGCATTGTCTTCAGCGGAGAGAACATTTCCGTCCGCTCTTGCGTCGAGGAACGCCTTTGCCGCGTCCCATGCCTTTGCACGCTTTTCACGCATTTCAAGTACCTTTTTCATAATAAAATACCTCCGTCAAATGTATTTACGGGCTTGCAGCTTCTGCATAGCCTCGCTGATGGAAACGCCAGCAGGCGCATCCGGCTTCTTTTGCTCCACAGCAGGAGCAGGGGCTGTCTTTGCTTTGTGTGTGAGCTTGTTCATGAGGGAATTGGTGACAGCCCTGCGGCTGAAAGCAAAAACGACAGCTTCGGAGTGGTCGCGTTTCGCGTCCTCCAAGATGCCGTCCGCAAAGCCGAGCTCCACGGCTTTATTGGCGTTCATATAGGTTTCGCCGTCCATGAGATGGGAAATCTTCGCCCGCGATTGCCCGGTCTTGATTTCGTAGGCATTGATGATGCTTTCCTTGACCTCGTCCAGCATGGCGATGGCTTTCTGCATTTCCTCGGTATCGCCAATTGCGACAGTCAGCGGATTGTGAATCATCATGAGGCTGGTCGGTGCCATGAGCACCTGTGTACCCGCCATTGCGATGACCGATGCCGCTGAAGCCGCAATGCCGTCAATCTTCACGGTCACGTCGTGCGGGTAATCCATGAGCATGGCGTAGATCTGCGATGCCGCCACGCAGTCGCCGCCGGGAGAGTTGATCCAAACGACGATGTCGCCGTCGCCTGAAACAAGCTCGTCCTTGAACATCTTCGGTGTGATTTCATCGTCCCACCAGCTTTCGTCCGCAATAGTGCCATCGAGGAACAGGGTGCGGACGCCCGTCTCCTCGTTTTCGTCCCAGTTCCAGAAGTGCGTCTTATCACGCGCCTTTGCGGGACGACTTTTTGTTTTGTCCATCCGATTTTTCCTCCGTTTCGGTTGTAGTTGGCGTTACCGCCGTATTTGCGAACGCCCCAGCCTCCTCCAGCTTGGTCATCGCGCCGTTGATAAGATAAAGGTCGCCGCCGAGGTCGGCAGGGATTCGGTCGAGGTTTTCAAGCGCTCGTATATCATTTGCCGACATCCAGCCGTTTTGTCGAGCGGTCGCGTAGCCTGTCATGCGCGATGCGTAGTCGCCGCGAAGCAATCCGTCTACATTAAATTTTGTGAACACCGTGCGTTTTTCGCTGTCGAGCAGAAGCGCCTTATTCATTGCCTGTTCCCAGCGGATCACCCACGGGTCAAGGGTGTATTTCACAAACTCCAGCGACTGCTGCTCAATATTAGAAAAGCTCGACTTTTCGAGGTCAGCCAGCATATGCGGCGGCACCCTGAAAATTCGAGCGATTTCGTTGATTTGGAACTTGCGCGTTTCAAGAAACTGCGCCTGTTCCGGCGATATGGCGATGGGCGTGTATTTCAGCCCTTCCTCCAGCACAGCTATTTTATTGCTGTTGGAGCTGCCGCCGAAGGTGGACTGCCAGCTTTGCCGGATACGCTCAGGGTCTTTGATCGTACCCGGATGCTCCAGCACACCGCTCGGTGCTGCACCGTTGGCGAAGAACTTCGCACCTTATTCCTCCGCAGCCATTGCCAGACCGACTGCGTTCTTCGCCATCGCAATCGGCGAGTAACCGACCAGCCCGTCGTAGCCAAGCCCCAACACATGAAGCACATCGCTTGGAGCGAGGATAACATCGGACTGTTTATTCTTGCCTACCTCCGGCGCATCGTCGCTGTTTTTCGTATAGCGGTAATAGAGCCGTCCCTGACTGTCGCGGTCAACCTTCATGCGGTTGGGCATCAGCGGGTAGAGTGCCACGACCTCGCCGCGAGCGTTGCGGATAATCTGCGCGTAGGCGTTACCAGACAGCAGCAGGTGGTTCATCATCGTTTCCCGAAAGACAAACGAGGTCATTTCAGGATTCGGCTCGTCGTGCAGGACCCGCCACAGCGGGTGGTCGAGATACTTTTCCTTGCTGCCGTCCTCGCCGTATTTGTACAAAAACAGCGGCAAACCCGCGATTGCCTCCGAAAGAATGCGAACACAGGAATAAACCGCTGTCATTTGCATGGCAGTATGTTCGTTGACCACCTTACCAGCAGAAGAATTGCCCCAAAGAAAGCTGCTGCCGCCAAGATTTTTAGCAGAGTGTCTCTGTGACGGCTTGTCGCGGGGCTTGAAAATACCTTGTAGTATGCCCATAGGCTGATTGCCTCCTTACCAAATAAGCAAGCCGCGCTTGTCATAAACGCTCTCGCCCGTATCGTTTCCGCACCGAATTGCCCGGTCGAGCGCCATGATAGTGGCGACCGCACCGTCGATTTTCTCTGTGGATTTCTCCTTGTCCGCCTTGATGTTTCCGGCGGGGTCGGTGCGGATGTAAATGTTGTCCATCATCCAGCGGAGAATCGGATTGCCACCGTGCGCCAGCTTTTCCTCCAGCGTCAACTTCATCAGCTCCTTGGTCGGTGGTGACATATCCTTGAAGCCCTGACCGAAGGGCACGACCGTGAAGCCCATGCCCTCAAGGTTCTGCACCATCTGGACGGCTCCCCAGCGGTCAAAGGCTATTTCGCGGATGTTGTATTTCTCACCCAACTGTTCAATGAACTGCTCGATGAAGCCGTAATGCACCACGTTGCCCTCGGTAGTTTGCAGAACACCCTGCCGCTGCCAGAGGTCGTAATTGACATGATCACGGCGCACACGCAGGTCAATGTTGTCCTCTGGAATCCAGAAGAACGGTAAAATGCAATACTTGTCATCCTCATCGCCGGGTGGAAACACCAGCACGAAAGCCGTGATGTCCGTGGAGGACGAAAGGTCAAGCCCGCCATAACAGACGCGACCTTCGAGTGCGTCGGGATTTACCGCAAACGCGCATTTATCCCATTTATCCATCGGCATCCAGCGTACCGCCTGTTTAACCCACTGGTTGAGCCTGAGCTGACGGAAGCTGTTCTCTTCGCCGGGATTCTGCCGCGCCGACTCAAACGCCGCCTTGACCTTATCCATGCCGACAGTGATACCCAAGCTGGGATTGGCTTTTTTCCACACCTTCGGGTCTGTCCAATCGTCCTCCTGCGCCGCGCCGTAAATGACTGGATAAAAAGTCGGGTCATGCTTTCTGCCGTCGATGATATCCAGCGCCTTTTGATGTACCTCCCAGCAGATGCTGTTCTGGTTATCTCCGGCGGTGGTGATGAGAAAATACAGCGGCTGCATTCTCGCGTCGCCGCTGCCTTTTGTCATGACGTCAAACAGCTTTCGGTTGGGCTGCGTGTGCAGTTCGTCAAATACCACGCCGTGGGTATTGAAGCCGTGCTTGTTGCCCACATCGGCGGACAAAACCTGATAAATGCTGCCGGTGGGTTGAAAAATGAGCCGCTTGGTAGCGTCCAGAATTTTTACCCGCTTGGAGAGCGCCGGACAGTATCGCACCATATCTGCAGCTACATTGAAAACAATGGACGCCTGATTGCGGTCGGCAGCGCAGCCGTAGACCTCGGCGCGTTCCTCACCGTCGCCGCAGGTGAGCAACAGAGCGATGGCTGCTGCCAACTCACTCTTGCCCATCTTTTTTGGGATCTCCACATAGGCAGTGTTGAACTGTCGGTAGCCGTTTGGCTTCAATGTTCCGAAAAGGTCACGAATGATCTGCTCCTGCCAGTCGATGAGCTCGAAGGGCTTTCCCGCCCATGTGCCCTTGGTATGGCAGAGCGACTCGATGAACGACACGGCATAGTCGGCGGCGGCTTTATCGTAGGTGGAATCTGACGCTTTGAAGCGCGTTTGTTTATACTTTTTCAGTTTTCGCAATGCTTGCCGCCTCCCTCCGGACATAAAAATAGACACTCTTCGGTGCCTTCAATAATCTATCTGAACGAGATACACGCCGTCTCCGGCGCGTTCTCGGCTATTTTATTTAGCGCGGGTTAGTGGTTTTCACTGTGAAGCAGAATCTCCAGTGCAAGCTGCGTGTCTGGGTCAACAGGCTCGACATCCCAGCCTCTGTCGTAGTTGCATACGATAGCACCGCTCCGTTTGAGCGTCAGCTTGCTGATGCGCCCGCCGTTGATGCCGTACTGTGAACCTTCATCATACTGCTTCATCCAGTAGTGAAAAACGCTGTTGTGAACCTTCAGGCTTCCTTCTTTCCACATGGTGCCATCCTCCTTAAAACCGCTCGATGCGGACGCTGTCGTCTGCTTCGAAGATTACCTTGTAGCGGGTTTCTGAGCCGTCGGCCTTCTTGGAAATCAGGCGAATGCCGCCTTCAAAGGCGCTGTAGGCCCGGTCGAAGCGCTCGCCCTGCGGGAGCTGGCTTTTGGCTTGTTTTAACTGCTTGTCTGTCATTGTCGTATCCTCCTCAGTTTTTCTTGCTGTTCCAGCGGCTGTCCATCTCGACCATCAGGTCGTGGTTGCGGCTGATAAGCTCTCTTTTCCTTTCAAGGCTTGCGGTGCGAAGTTCGCAGCGATTCTTGAGCAGTTCGTTTTCGAGCTCCTTGTAGGTCATCGTCTTTGCGCTTTTCATGGTATGTGCCTCCCTTGTTTTGTTATACACATATTCGCTCTAAAAGCACATAATAGCAAGGCAATTCGGAGATGTTAACCGCTATATATAGCACAATCTTTGGCGCGATCATACCACATATAGCTGTGTAGTTTATGCCTCGCCGGTGAGGATGAAATGCGCATATTCGCAGCGATTGTCCTCCAGATACACGACCAGCTCGAAGAAGCCCATGTCATTTGCGATGCGCTGCACCGCGTTCACGTCGAACATATTGGTAAGCCCCGTGTCACGGATGGCGAGGATTTGCTCTTTGATTTTATCTGTCATCCGCGCACCTCCTGCATGAGTCCTCGTTATGTAGAGCTCTACATAATGAGGATTATGCGGTGAAAATCGTTATGTAAAGTAAACTGGTGGGAAGCGCGGTTCTAAAGAGAACTTCCCTCCAGTTACTCCGCATAATAATTACAGGGATTTGCCGTATCCTTTAAG